ATTCCGGTGTCCTTCTCCACACACGGGATGTTGTCAACCAGGTCGTACAGTCCTGGGAAATCTTTCACCTTGTAGAAGTAGTAGTCTTCGTTCACCGGAAACCAAGAGTCGTCGTCGTGAAAGTAAATCTTCTTCGCCTCGGACTCCATCATGTAGAACTCTTCGCATATCTCATCAAAGTGTGCCTTGAGGAGCCACAAGCCGTTGTAATCCTCCACCTTGTAGGAGTGTTTGTGGAGAAACATGTCGAAGAAACAATTCCGGATGGCGACCACCGGGCGGAGGGGGCGGTTAAAGTACAACCGGTCCACGGGTGGTTTGTAGTAATCGATGAACACCATCGCGGTGATTCCAAAGATCAGCCAGAAAAAAAACATTTTTTTCTTTATATATCATATACAAAAAATGCCTGGCTCTATTTACACAGGAGGTGAGAAGTACGCGCCGAAGCCCACGGAAGAAGTCCCGACCATGGAGAAGCGCTTCCAACCGTCCAAGTTCCCACTCAACATGCAACAGTTGGTCGTCCTCGTACTCATCGGCATGACTGCGTTCTCTTACAAGAACTTGAACCGCAATGGATTGGTCATCTTGAGCGTGGCGATCTTGATTCTTCTTCTCAACCAAAGAAAGGAAGCATATTGCCCGGCGTGCACACTCATGTGAAAAAATTTAATTGATACACAGTAAGATGAGAGTTACACTCGCGAAGAGTCCAAACCCGGAAAAAAAATGGAGAGTCACGCTCCCCGGTGGAAAGAAGGTAGACTTTGGTGCGAGGGGGATGTCCGATTACACCAAACACGGAGATCGTGAAAGGATGAAACTGTACGTCAAGAGGCACGGAGGTGTGATGCCTCGTGGCGACAGAAGCATCCGCGAGCGGTGGAACGATCCGACCACCCCGGGTTTTTGGTCCAGGTGGTTGTTGTGGTCGAAGCCGAGTTTGTCCGGCGCGAAGGCTTTGATCCGTAAAAAGTTCGGGATCATTGTTTCTGGGAATAATTCGTGATGATGAGTTCTTTGTCGTCGTTGACTTTTTCCAAGTATTCCCCCAACACCTGCGACACCGTCTTTTTTTTGAACCCGTACACGGACCACACCTTGCTGTCACCGGCTTCGGAGGAGATCACCTCTTCCATCGCCTGCCAGAGTTTCCTAAATTCGTCAAACCCAGCGTTCGTGATGATCTGTCCATCACGAATTTTGTCGGCGAATTCCCTGACGATCTTGACGTACTTATCGGCTTGGTACACCCGAGCCACGTGAAGGTCGGTACCCGGTGTGAATCCAAGGGGGGTTGCCAAGAATACAGAAATTGCAGCGACGATACAAAAAAGGTACAGGTACTCCAGCATTTATATAATGTAAAGAAATTTAAAATATTTGTAATTACTAAATGAAAAGAAACTACGTCATTGGATTCGCAATCGTACTTTTCCTTTTAATTTTTTACACCTTCACTGGGAAAAATTTATTGAGTGCCTCCGAGGCGAGATCTAAGATCGCTTCGGGTGAGATCTCCGCAGTCGTCGACGTGCGCACGAGTTTGGAGTACTCCAACGGACACTATCCGGGTGCCGTGCACATCCCAGTGGGACAAATATCTGAAGAGACCACCTCTTCCCTCCCACCCAAGGGACTCTTGGTCTACTGCAACACGGGTCAACGCGCCAGATACGGTGCGAAGAAACTCGAAAAGTTGGGTTTCAAAAACGTCTACTACATTGCGTGCTCCCACACATGTCTGTCTTCGACCAACTCAAGTACCGCCTAAACCTCGGACGCATCAAGTACGGGCACGGTGTGCGCGTGAGCGACGACCCCCGGACGTGGGGCACGGTGAAGAATTCTTGGTTCGAGATGGCGAACGAGGAGTTTTTGGATGGGATCATCTACGTCGTGGCTGATTACATTCGAAATTGCGAAGATCCTAGAGCACCAGATTGCCCGGACGACAACGACCGCATAATACATTTCATTAATAATCCCTCATTAGTGCAGAGTGTGAAACACCGGAGAATTGTTCTTCTTCTGAAACAACTTATAGAAGATTGTTCATTTAATAACTAATAACCAAAATGTGCCGGTGCAAAAATGAAATCGCTTGGTTCGATGTCACGCAGTGTAAAAACTATTTGTCCCAACTGGAAGAGAAGTGGTACCTCACCCACGGTGGGTTGACGAATAAAAAACTGAACCGGTTGGGGTTCAAACAGTTCTTCCGGACGAGGGAGTTGGACGAAGACGGGCTCCCGCGCTACATCGACGATGACCTCGTCTACATCTCCTACGACGCCACGGTGGAAAACCTGCACGATCTGAGGACGAGGTTCAAACAAATACAGGCGTACACCACGGACGTGCGGGAACGGTGGAGACGTCTCCGGGAACAGGTCAGGGACGCGAAGAACAACGTGATGATTCAATCGAGGGCGAGACAACGAGTATAAAAATTCGAGGCGTACACTACCTAAAATGGAACACCTCGAGGAAGAATGCAAAAAAACGTATCGAAAAATTTTCAACTTGTTGAGAAAAGAGAATGAGATGCAAAAGATCGGGATCGACATGGGGAGGTACGTCGACGTTGAGATCCAAAAAATGCACGACACTTTTCTCGACAAGGTGCGACCGGGGAGAAGGCAGAGGATGATCAAAGACGCCCTCGTGGAGTTGGTGTTGGCAACGCTGATCCCGTTTGGAATCTGTATGTATCAAATATATGCACACCAGACCTAAAGTTGTAGTACAAAAGCATACAAATCGCATCCGCTATGTCGTGTTTCCGGTCGTAGGGAATCCCACCCTCGACGTGCCTTTCCGCTATGCTCTCCACCCGTTCCTTCCTCTGATCGTAGTCTAGGTGTCGCATCCCGAAGTGCGTGTGCATGCTCACCGGTGACACGAGCACGACCCGGTCGCGGAACATGTAGTGAAGGAGGGTCTGAATGTTTGTGAATCCACCGGGGGGTTGTCTCTCTATTAAAATTTTTTCCGCGGCGTCGAAGATGTACGCGTGGTCTTCGACGAAGAGGGGCACCAAGTCCGCGATCTCGTTCGTCGGTGCCACGTGTTTGTAATCCTCCAGGTTCACTTTCTTCACGAACTCGACGTGAATTTTCGGACCCTTTAGGGGACATTCGGCGAGGACGAGACCCATGTTGTTGTATCCGATATCAATGGAAAGTATCCTCATTACATTATTCTTATCTTTCTCTTTTAACTATTCTTCTACTTCTTCTTTTTTAACGTCGTCGTCTTTGACGTCGATCTCCGTGACCCCGGCGTCCTTTAGTTGTTGGAACACCCGGAGCATGCCCTCCAACCGGTACATCTCCTTGGTGGTGTTCTCGAGGGCGGCGAAGGTGCGTTGAATATTGTCTTCGATGTTGAACTTTCCCATTTTCGTGTAACTTACCATCGACTCAAATCTTTAAACTTTTTCTGGACACATACTAGAGATGATGGACTACGATCGCCTAAAAGCCCAGGCAAAAAAACAAAAAATCCGGGTGACCAAGAACGTCTCCGGGAAGAGGGTGCCCCTCACGGAGAAGGAACTGAGGGCTGCCCTTCGCACGAACTACGACTCCGCCATGGAGAACAGTTTCAGTAACATCGAAAACAACGCGAAGAGCGCGGTGCGTGAATTCAATAAGAACGGAAACGTCTTCTACAACGCCAAGAACGAACTAAACAACGTCTTCTTCAACGCCAGCAACACCGCGTTTGAACTCCGCGACGAAGCCAAGAACGCGATCGACCTCAAGTTCAAGACCAAGTTGATCAATAACGCGTACCCGGAAAAAAACAAAAAACTCAAAGAGTCCGCGGTGAGATTCGCCACTAAAATCAGAAACATGGTGATGAATAAAAACTTACCAAAGGCGGTGGCGACCTTGACGATGTTGTTGCAGGTGGTCTACCTCCACCAAAATCCTAGGTTCATGAACAACCAAATCAACCAATTCGGACGGGTCCCTTTCCTCCGTGCCATCTTCCGGAAGGGTGACGGTCTGTTCGCCCGCTCGTTGAGTGCGTTCGGTGCGAGCCCGACGGAGGCGCAAGCCATCTACGAGACCGTCATGGCGACCATCCCCGGTAACGCCTACGACCGCTCCGTGGCGGGGGTGTTCACCACCTACCTCACCATGGTCGTCCTCTCGCTGATCTCTATGCTCCCGTGGGAATCCACCCGGGGGATCTCCTTCGCCGTCTTAAAGTTCATCTTCCGGCAACTCGAACTTTTGTTCCCGTCGGTGGCGAAGACGGTCTTCAAGGTGGTGGTCGAGAGGAAGCGCACGTCCGTGGAGCGAGGGAAGTCCATCGTGAAGACGGTGTCACTCACGAAGACTCTCCTTCCACTCATCGTGCAATTGGCTTTAAAGAGTTGAGTCGAAAACAAAGTAATGATGATGAAATCCACACTCGTCGATTTGAGACTGACCCTCTCCGGAATCAGAAACGATCTGAGACTGGCATTTTTCAGACATAAAGGGGGTGGACAATGTTCCAAATCGGGGAGAGAATACGAGAAGCGGTGTTGGGCGAACGTGCGCGACCACCCGACGTCGACGCGCCTGTCCGGTGGGTCCGGGCACGGAAACGACCTACTGTTCGAGTGGGGGGACGTCGAGGTGAAGAAGGCGTTCGCCCCTGACTGGGGACAGGAAAAGTTGAAATGGACGAACGGGGGGTGGTCCGGAAAGTTTCCGGGGTTGGACGCGATTCGCATCCCGGAACTCCCACCGGGGCTCACGAAGGAGGCGCTGGCGACCCTGCGCGAGGACAACCCGGATTACCGCGATCAGTACATCGACGTCGACGACACGTGCATCCAAAAGTACTACCGGGCGAAGGGAAACTACTACATACAGATCAGCGATGGGTTCGGGTTGTACCACCTCGGTGAAGACGTCTACGATCTGGGCGTACCCGAGTTCACGGTGAAACAGAAGATGCGCGTTCGGGTCAAGTACCACAGCGCCAAAAACTTTTCGGTGACGTGCGCGTTCCAACCGGTAAACATCCGGAAGATGCCCCGGAGTCCGTATTCCCTGGACGACATCGACCGGTTGCCACCTAAATTAAAGGTTTCCCACGAGAGTACATTTAAGAAGGATGAAATCGCCCCTTCGGTATCCTGGTGGAAAGACGAGGGCGTGTAAGATTTTAGATGACATCGTCCGGGAACGTGGTTTAGACACCGCCCGGGTGGTGTCACCGTTTTTCGGGGGTGGGTCCTTCGAGTTTCACATGCACGAGAGGCACGGATCAAAACTCGTCGTCAACGACAAGTTCACCCCGCTCTATACTTTTTGGTCTCAGTGTAAGACGAACAAATCCAAACTCTGTGGGGAACTCAAAAAATTGTTGAACACGGTGACCAAGGAAACTTTCCACTCTTTCCGGAAAAAAATTGTGGAGGAGACGGACGCCCTCGCCAAGGCGGTGTATTTTTTCGTCATCAACCGGTGTTCGTTCAGCGGTGCCACCCTCTCCGGTGGCTTTTCCGAGGAGTCCTCGAAGAAGAGGTTCACATCCACGAGCGTGGACAAGGTGGAAAAGTTAGACCTCTCCGACGTGGACTTTCACAACGAAGACTTTGCGGATTTCTTGGAGACCCACGGCGCCGGGGACGGGTTCATCTTCGCCGACCCACCGTACTACTTGGAGAAGAACTCCAAACTGTACGGCACCTCCGGGGACATGCACGAGACCTTCGACCACGAAAAACTGGCGGAGTGTCTCCGGAAGACCGAGATGCGGTGGTTGCTCACGTACAACGACTGCGAACGCATCCGGGAACTGTACGAGGATTTCACCATATTAGAGACGTCTTGGTCCTACGGCATGAATTCGAGTAAAAAATCTAGCGAAATTGTAATCGTGTCTTAAAAGTGAAACTCCATGTCTAGG